GAGTGAAGGTCTTGGTTGCAATGGGCAAGGGTGAGGAGTTCTGAAGCCACCAGGGACCGCCAGAAGGTCCGACGTAGACATTCCAGTGAGTTGCCGGCATGGGAGGATAGAACCCTGCTGCAGTTCCAATAGCCGGAGTCATGGTTCCAGCCGGAGGATTGAGAGAAGTAATATCCACCTTGATTACGTTCCCGGCCGAAACCAGAAGAGACTTGGGAACCGAACCCGCACTCTCCGCATTGTTCTGATTTCCTGCTCCCTGGTAAGAAGGCAGAGAGCACCAAGTAACGCTTACTTCCCAACTGGCATCATCGACAGCAGTCCCTCCGGATACAGCCGAAATGTTGTCTTCATTCCAAATGCCGGAGTTGTACTCCCAGTATGCGGCCGGAGCCGCCAATGGAGTAAGGATTACCGGGAAGCCATTCCCTTTCAGGGTTTCCCAGTAGCGGGCCATTTGACCCGCGTAGTGGTCCATCTTCTTCTCATACCGGTCATTCAACTGGCGGGCGAAGACGGACTGATAGAACTCATGCAAGCACCAGTATTGAACCCAGCGCTTGAAATGAAGGCGAGTGGGGTCAGGCTCGACTACGGGGATTTGATGGAGGAGGGCTCGGGGGCGGTTAATTGCGGTACTGAGGATGTTGAGGACTGCAGCTACGTGGTTTGAGTTGACTCCCACTCCTACCAAATAACCAGAAAAGTTTTGGAACCGGGCCGTGAAGTAAGAGCCTGCATTATTGATTGCCTGGGTGAGAATTGAGTTTGGTGAATCGGTAACATCCTTCTTCTCGGCTTTGGCGACAAGGTTGAACTCCCCGTCGATTACATCCAGCTCATCCGCTGTAACAAACACCCGGTCCGTAAACAGCACTTACCATCCTCCTTTCTTATTCAGTTTGAAAAAGACGCATGGCGCGAGCAGTTAAGGAGTCGCGAAGAAAATTTGCCGCGCCATGCGCTGACGTTAGGGAGACGCCAGGTCCTCCGTTACGATTCGATCCAGGCGTTCAGGAGGAGTTCGGAACCCGAATCGATGGCCGTAACGTTGAGGCGAACCTTGCCGCTCGCCACGTCGATGTTGCTGTTGGGCAGTTGATACTTGCGGATCGAGCGCTTATCAGTGGTCGGGTTGTACGAACCAGCGGAATACGACGTACCTCCCTGACCCATCTGGCCAATGAAGTCAAAGACTGCCAGAGCCGCAGAAGCGGTCCAGCCATTGGCCGTGTCCTCCAACTGAACACGAGCAGTCTTACTGGCCGTGAGAGAAACCACCTCGACACAGATGGTGGCGTCCGTCATTGCGGAAACATCGACGCCCGCTGTCGGAGTGACGACCCCAGTCGCCGTAATCGTCTGGAGTCCGGTGGAAAGTGCTGTGATGGTTGCCATTTACGATTTCTCCTTTTCTCCGGCGTTCTTGGCAGGGCGCACCGGACCCCTTCCGGGTGATTCCGACTCGGAGCCGGATTCGGTTCTGGCAGTCAAAGCACCGACCAACTCGCGGATGGTTTCGCGGGTGTTCTGCGCCTCGATGCGCTGGATTTCGGCTTGAAGCTTCTCGGGCTTGGCCGCTTCGGCTTTGCGGCAGATCTCCTCACGTTCTTTCACCTCCACAAAGTAGCGGTCGTTCTCTTCGGGAGTGGCAAGACGGAAGTTGCCGTTGGCGATACAGCGGGCCGCATGCCAGCCGAGGCATTGTCTCAGCTTGGGTACGGTAGCGTCCGGATTGAAGATTGCGTCTTCATCGGTTGTGGTCGTGGCGATCACGCAGGGCTCCTCCGGATGAACGTTGGCACGACTCAGATTGAGTGACGCCGCATAGAGTTTCCGAAAGTGCATCTGCTGGATCTTTTTGGGATCAGCATTGAAGCCGAGCTTGTTGCGATACTCGGCCATCAGTTCTTCGATATTGGGCTGGGGCATTGACCTTTCCTTGATTGAGATTGGCTGAGAATCGCCTAGTTGGAATCGACCTCGTTGCCGAAACTATTGCGCAGCACGCCACAGCCGTACAGGACATCGACGGTGAACTGCTGGGCGAGGGAGTTGGGCTGGTAGCTCATAACGACGCGAAGCCCGTAGCCTCCCATTTCGGCATACTCGGCAATGGCACCAGTACCCGGCATAGGCTTGGGCAGCTGGCGAATGACCAGACCGATAGCATCGCGGGCAAAAGCCAGGTTGCGCGTAGTGCTGGAAACCTTGGGGACAAACTGCGAACGGTAGACGAAGAAGTCCTTCAACTTACCTTCCGCAACTCCCCCAGGAAGCTGGCCGGTGATCTGAGCGGACGGCTGGCTGTTGGGTCCCAGGTTCTGCCAGTCGGTGAAGCGGGGCAATTGACGAAGCTGACCATAGGCCGTTCCAGAGACCACCAGGTAACGGGCCATGTTCTTCGGGACCTTCTGCGTGAACAGATTGGTTTCGGCAAGGTCGATGCGGGCCTCATCCATTGCTGTTGCAGCACCGCAGACGGAGTTGACTGTGAAGTTGGGATACAGCGCCAGAAGTGCCGTCTCGATGCTTTCAGCAATCGCGATCACTGCCGGGTCCATGTAGACCTGCCAGAGATCCGGGACGGCCAGCACCTTGGCCGCGTCGGGCAAGGTGAAGGTGGCTTCTGCGTGCGTGTTGAGAACGATTTGGGCATTGCCCAGGCTCGGAGCCTGCGGCGTAACGGTTCCGGATTCCGCGATGTTGTTGGCTGACAGGACCGGGGGGATCGGCACGTTCACCGTGTCGCCTGCTTGGGCGAGCGTCGGCTCATAGTCCCGATTCACCAGGTTGCCCATCACAAGGTTGCCAACCAAAGCCTGAAGAGCCTTGGCTGCTACCTGTTTGACGATCGCCATCGCGGCGTTCTGTGAGGTGAATGTGGTTCCCGCCATAACGGGGTTACTCCTTTTTGCGATTGAATTTTGACTACTGAATCAACCCCGCGATATTTAGAAGCCCACGGCAGCTTCATTAGAACCCCGTGATGTTTTAAGCCCCACGGCGGGCTGACTCGTTCTACTGCCCGCTGAGAGCAGCCCGAAGGTTTTCACTCAGCGTTTGACTCTGTTCCTCCGGAGTCAGTTTGAGAATTTCTGCGGTGGACATGGAGAGAATGTCCTTACGGGCACCGCCCGCTCCCGGCTTCTTTCCGGAACCAGCACCCGAACCACCCGTCCCCTGCGGAGCCAGGAAGTGAGGACTGTCAGTCGCTTCGGCCTGGAGATAGACATCGTGACCAATCGGTCCTTTGTCCGTCTCCACAATCAGCGATCCGTCTTCTCCCCACTTGACCTTGGGCAAATAAGCGTCGATGAACTGCTGACGGGCTTTGTTGTTAGCGAACGGAATGTCCGCAATGGCACTCATGAACCCGTTGACCCGTTTCTCCTCCTTGGCAGAAGCCTCGGCGATTTCGCGGGCTTTCTTTTCATCCTCGGCCACTTTGGAAGTCTGGTCCAACCGTTGATTCAACTGACGAATCTGAACATTCAGCTCATTGATGGTCTTGGCATCCTTATGCTCGGAGCCGGTTCCATCGCCGGTTCCATCGCCAGTCCCGGTTCCAGTTCCCGTTCCAGTCCCCGTCCCGGTTCCAGTGCCAGTTCCGTTGACTTTGATCTTTACTTCCTCCAGAGAGTCGCTGACGACTTTGATTCGCTTGTCCAGGGCGTTAATTCCTTTGTTGATCGTATCGGTAATGTCCGCCATGAACTTCGCTGGATCAAAAGCCGGAGCTTCTCCGCTACCAGTTCCACTACCAGGACCAGCGGGCATCCTCAAAAGCCCACGCTGAGTAAAGTTAAACATCTGCATTTCTCCTTCCCCGTGCTATCAAAGCCCCACGGCGGGCTGAAATAAATCCCCGTGAAAGATGAGCCACCACGGCGTGGGTTATATCCGCCCTACGGCAGATAGTTGGTAATCGTCTGCTGAGTAGAAACGGCATCGTCCGGATTGACTCCTCTGGCCGCGAGGGCATAGAGAACAATCTGGAGATCGTTGGGCTTGCAGTTGGCTACTGTCAGGGCAAGAATCGTGGTCAGGTTGGCAGAGGTCGGTATGGTGGACCCGGCCTGATAA